ATGTTACATCATATGAAAGAAATGACTAAGCATGCCAAAGATAATGTATCGGCTACTAAAGCATTAAACGGAAATTTACTACCACAATAATATTATGTCATGGAAACGTTACTTTACTCCTGTTAATAAATCAGGATCTCTGAGCCCGATTAGTGGTTCTAATGGATTGGGATTTGGATCCGGATCTGGAGTTAGCCGTACAAATTACAGCAGTCATCTCCCTGACGTTTACTCCGGACACCCAAATAGATTAGAACGATATGGACAGTACGATACTATGGATATGGATAGTGAGGTAAATGCCGCACTGGATATCTTAGCTGAATTTTGCACTCAGATGAATGAAGAAAATGGCACACCATTTGAGATCTCATTCAACGAGCAGGCTACTAGCACTGAAATCAAGATTATTAAAAAATATCTACAGCAGTGGACTAAACTGAATAAATTCCAAACACGTATTTTTAAGATAGTTCGTAATGCTTTCAAATATGGAGATAGTTTCTTTATCCGTGATCCGGAAAATCTCAGTTGGTTCTACGTAGATCCAGCTAAAGTTGACAAGATTATCGTTAATGAAAGCGAAGGCAAACAGCCTGAACAGTATATCATACGTGACATTAATCCTAATTTCCAGACATTAACAGTTACACAAATCAATCCTACTAATCAAAATATGGCACCTGGACTGCAGAGTTATGTCAGCGGTGGTGGACAGCAACGTGGTATGGTAGGTAGTGCAAACGGATCTAACGGTGCAGGTGGACGTTTTACAGTCAATCAAAACCAGTGGGCGATTGACGGAAAACATGTTATCCATATTAGTTTATCAGAAGGACTAGATAATAATTTTCCATTTGGAAACAGCCTATTAGAAAGTATTTTTAAGGTCTACAAGCAGAAAGAATTGCTCGAAGATGCTATCATTATCTATCGCGTGATGCGTGCTCCGGAACGTAGAGTATTCTACATCGACGTGGGAAATATGCCTGCTCACTTGGCGATGGGATTCGTAGAGCGTGTTAAAAACGAAGTAAATCAGCGTCGTTTACCGTCAGTTGCTGGTGGTAGCAGTAGTGTCGTAGACAGCAGTTATAACCCTTTAAGCATTACTGAAGACTATTATTTTCCGCAGACAGCTGAAGGTAGAGGCAGTAAGATCGACACGCTACCCGGCGGTACTAACCTAGGAGAAATCGATGATCTTAGATTCTTTACTAACAAGCTATTCAGAGCATTACGTATTCCAAGTAGCTACTTACCAACAGGACCAGACGACGGTGGAAGCAGTTTTAACGATGGCAGAGTAGGCACAGCTTATATACAAGAATTGCGTTTTAACAAATACTGCGAACGATTACAAAGCCTGATGAATGAAGGTTTTGACATACAGTTTAAGATGTACATGAATAAAAAAGGCATCAATATAGATCCTAATTTATTCGACCTTAAATTTAATCCACCGCAGAACTTTGCGGCCTATCGACAGGCAGAAATGGATGGTGCTCGTGTTAGTACCTTTACTACGATGGCAGGAGTTCCGCATATCAGCAAGCGTTTTGCCTTAAAACGATTCCTAGGACTTAGCCAAGAAGAAATCGCAGAAAACGAAAAAATGTGGAAAGAGGAAAATATCGATGCTAAAACTAATCTTTCTGCACAAGCTGAATTACGTAGTGCGGGAGTTACTCCTAGCGGTATCAGCGGAGATATCGACGAGCTAGGGCAGAGTGCCACACCTCCAGAGGGAATGGATGATGATGGAATGCCCGGTGCACCTAGTCCTATGGATACAGGTGGCGGCGGAGCACCTGGTGGTTCTTCCGCAGGCGGTCTATAATAAATATTGATATGTTATTATTAGAATTTTTATACTTTGACCAAGATCATGCCGAACCTAAAGAAAATGATCGCTATGATATTACCAAAGATACCAGTGTTATCAAAAGCAAGGATCTACGTAAGAGTAGACTGACATTAGGTATGCTTAACGATTTACGTAAAGCAGGTGATGCTAGAGAAAAAGAAACCAAAGAAGACCTAAGTCTAGTAAGAATGATGTATGCTACCCCCGTAGAAGAAGAGGGTGGCGGTGGAGGTTTTGGGGGCGGACCAGCCATTTAATAAACTGGTCACATAATATTTTAGTTTAAAAACTAAATATTTTAGAAGTAATAACATCAATCGCAGTCAAAAACGGCCGTTTTTGGCCTGTTTCACGCATCTAATATCAATCAACTGTAAATACTCCTGATAGCCTTGCCGATCTAACACAGGAGATAAAACGCAATGTCAAAAAAGATGCAACAGCTCTTAGACTTAATCGTAAACGAAGAAACTGAAAAAGCTAATGAACTTTTCCACGAAATCGTTGTTGAGAAATCTAGGACAATATACGAAAACCTAATAGCAGAAGAAGAAGACGAAGAAATGGACGAAGCATCAGAAGATGATGATGAGGAAATGGACGAGTCAGCAGAAGACGATGACGAAGAAATGGATGAGTCAGCAGAAGACGATGAAGAAGATCTAGAAGAAATGTTTGGATCTGACGATCACGGTGCTGAAGACGACGACATGGGCGGAGATGCTGCCGATGATATGGTCGGCAGCGTTGAAGTTGGTCACGATGACGATATGGGCGGCGACATGGACGACATGGGCGGCCAAGATGGCGGTGCACCAGCTACTAAAGACGATGTTCAAGATCTAGAAGATGCACTAGCAGAACTAAAAGCCGAATTCGAAGCACTAATGGGCGGAGAAGGCGGAGAAGAAGAGCCAGAAGATGACGGCGAAGCTAATCCTTTCGGTGACGAAGATGACAGCGAAGATGACAGCGAAGATGACTTTGATGATGAAGAAGATTCAGAGGAAGACGACGAAGACGACGAAGAAGACGAGTCAATGGAAAGCATGGGACTACGTGAATACCGTGAAACAGTTGGTAACGACTGGGAAAAAGGTTCACAAAAAGCCCAAGGCGTAAACATTGGCGGTCACACTGGTGAGAACTATCCTTCTCCTAAAGAAGGTGCAAGCACAGTTAACACCAATGCTAAAGCTACAATGCCTAACTCAAAAGCAAACGCTAAAAACATCGCTCAAGGTGGTAAAGGCGTAGGCGAAATGACAGGTACAAGCACTAACGCAGATAAAGGTAGCCGTGGTTTAGTTGGTAACACACAAGGTGAATTCACTAAAGGTGTAACTAAGAATCTAGCTAACAGTGCCAAAGCTAAAATGAAAGATGGTGCATCCTTAGAAGCTGTTAAGAAAGGACACGGAGCTGAACGTAAAGGTACAACTCCAGGACCAGTAGGTTCAGGTACAGGTGACAAAGCTGGTCAAACTAGCGATGCACAAGGTAGCAAAAAACCTTTCCTACAACCTTACAAAAAATAATTAGATGAAACTTTCCTACCTAAGAGAACATTTAAGTTTTGATCAAGCCCGTGTGGTAATGGAGTCTGATGATAAAGACGGTAAAAATCTTTATCTAAAAGGCATCGCTATCCAAGGTGGTATCAAAAATGCTAATCAACGTGTATACCCAGTAAGTGAGATTACTAATGCAGTAAAAACACTTAATGATCAGATACAAAATGGTTACAGTGTTCTCGGGGAAGTTGATCATCCTGATGACTTAAAAGTAAATTTAGACCGTGTGTCTCACATGATTACAGATATGTGGATGGACGGCCCAAATGGTTATAGCAAGATGAAAATCCTGCCTACACCGATGGGTAACTTAATTCGTACTATGCTTGAAGCCGGCGTAAAACTAGGTGTTAGTTCCAGAGGCAGCGGTAACGTTGATGACAGGACTGGCCAAGTAGCAGATTTTGAGATTATTACAGTAGACATAGTTGCTCAACCCAGCGCACCGGGTGCGTATCCTACACCAGTTTATGAACATCTCATGAACATGCGTGGAGGCAATAGAGCACTTTTAACCGCTAAAGAAGTAAAAGAAGATCCAAAGGCCCAGAAATATTTGAAAGAAAGTCTTCTTTCAATTATTAAAGGTCTAAAATAAGCCCGAGGAGAAAATAGATGTTGGACGCATTCAAACAATTAGTAGAATCAGGAACTCTGTCAGAGGAACATACCACTGCCTTAGAATCTGCCTTTACTCAAAAGATTCAAGAGAATCGCGACCAAGTCACAGCAGAACTTCGTGAAGAATTTGCACAAAAGTATGAGCACGACAAAGGTGTCATAGTTGAAGCAATCGACAAGATGTTAGGCGAAAGATTGGCCGCAGAAATGGCTGAACTTGCTGAAGATAAACGTGCATTAGCGGAAGCTAAAGTCGCTTACCAACGCAAGATGGTAAATGATGCCAAAGTAATGGAATCATTTGTTATTAAACAGCTGACAAAAGAGTTAGGCGAATTCCAAAGCGATCGTAAAAAAGTCGCCGAAAACTTCGCAAAGCTAGAGGGATTCATAGTCCATGCTCTAGCAAAAGAGATCAAAGAATTTGCCATTGACAAGCAAAGCGTAGTTGAAACGAAAGTTAAACTCGTTCGCGAAGCAAAGTCACGCTTTGAATCTATCAAGAAACAATTTATACAACGTAGTTCTAAAGTAGTTGAAGCCGCAGTAACAGCTAAATTAACATCAGAAATCAAGCAATTGAAAGAAGATATTGATTCAGCACGCACAAACAACTTTGGTCGTCGTATATTTGAAGCATTTGTTCAGGAATACAACGGTTCTTATCTAAATGAAAAATCTGAGACAGCTAAACTGTTAAAGGTTATCGCTAAGAAAGATGCCGCACTTGCTGAAGCAAAGAACGCACTATCACAAAAAGATACTATCGTTGAATCTAGAGAACGCGAATTACGTGTTGCTAAAGATTTAATGGAGCGTAAAGTAGTGATGGGAGAGCTGTTAGCACCTTTGGGAGCTGACAAAAGAAAACTCATGAAAGATTTGTTAGAATCAGTACCAACAAAGAAACTAAATGAGTCTTTTGAGAAATACCTACCAGCAGTAATGGAAGGCGAGACAAAGCGTGTAGCTAATAAAACTACACTAACTGAAAGTACCGCTGTAACAGGAGATCGAGGAGCACCGACTCCCGAGGTAGGCTTAGATAACATTTTAGATATCCGCAAATTAGCGGGACTAAAATAATTTAGAAAAATTCAAGGAGACATAAATGTCACAATTATTAAATGAGAGATGGTCCGAGACCAAAGAAGCTCTGCTTGAAGGCCTACAAGGTAACCGTCGTGCTTCTATGCAAGTTTGCTTAGAAAACACACGTAAGTATCTAGCAGAAGCCGCAACAGCAGGTGCTACAAGTTCTGGTAACGTAGCAACACTTAACCGTGTTATTCTTCCAGTTATTCGTCGTGTTATGCCAACAGTTATTGCTAACGAAATCATCGGTGTACAACCAATGACAGGTCCAGTAGCTCAAATTCATACACTACGTGTTCGTTATGCTGATACATCATCAGGTGACGGTATCGTAGCTGGTGAAGAGGCATTATCACCATTCAAGATCGCAAGTGCATACTCTGGTAACAACACAGATGCAAGCCCTGCCGCTGCCGCAACATCACAGCTTGAGGGTCAACCAGGTAAGCGTATGAGCATCCAAATTTTGAAAGCACCAGTCGAAGCTAAATCACGTAAGTTATCAGCTCGTTGGACTTTTGAAGCCGCTCAAGACGCACAAGCACAACAAGGTATTGATATCGAAGCAGAAATCATGGCCGCTCTAGCACAAGAAATTACAGCTGAGATCGACCAAGAGATTCTAACAAGCCTACGTAGCTTGGCTTCAGTTGAAGAAACATATGAC